CGCCTGGAGGCGCTCTCACTCCGACAGCTCAACTAACATGCGTACTAGATCCAAGAGTAATGCATTCTCCTCAACCACTGTTCCGCCTTTCACGCAGAACTGGGTTGGCCATGGGGCCTACACAGTTCCTGCGGGTTCGACGGTTATTTTAGTGGATGACGGCGAATCTATGACCGATGACCCGATTTTGGGTAATCGTGGTAACAAACCGGTGACTCATGAGAAGTGGAATATTGTTCGGAATAATTCCTTACATAATTCTACCCTCACGAGCGGTAGTGACGTTTTCGTCTCTACTGGTTCTCACGCGTTTTGGCATATTTGGGGCCTTGGTAGTGGGGAACTTGTTTCCCACCGCCATATCTCCAAGTATTACTCTAAAGACGAACAAACATTGGTTCGTGAAACTATGGATGCATTCTATAACGTTAACGAGGTTGATAGCCTCCTTAATGGCGTAGAGTCTCCTGAGTTACTCACGGGCATTCAGGATCTATATCGTCCCTTGCGGGACGCTGTAATCATGAATGGTGCGTCTAATCAACGCATCCGTAGCCGCCTGAGTTCTGCTAAGCGTGCCGGTAAGGCCGCTGCAGTTCTCTCAGGTGGCTACTTGTATTGGTCGTTCGGGATCGCTCCATTGATCGGTGACCTCCGCAAAATCAGTAAGAATCTCGACCTTTATCGGAAGAGACTCGAACAGGTTAAGCGTAAGGCAGGACAGAAAATTTCTGTCCACAGGTCTATTACTGGATCCTTCGGCAACATTGTTGCTGATGGTAACGGTAATCTACCTTCCGGCTATGGAACAGGTCCGAATCAGTCTAAGTCTTGGACCGCGACAATCTTGCCGCTTGTCCTTCCGACTATGACTTGTTCAATACAAGGAATCCGCGAGTTCAAGTATTCCTCTAGTGCTTTTCAAACACTAGATTACTTGGCCTCTAGGTTCGGGTCCGTTGGACCCGCCAGTTTTCTATGGGAGAGAATTCCATTCTCTTTTGTAGTCGACTGGTTTGTAGACCTATCTGGTGTCATGAATTCAATCGATAATGCCTTAACTGGCAATACCAAAAGAATTCTTGGCGCAACCATCAGTCAGAAGTGGAAGTGTATGGTTAATTGCACGAAAGTGCAACATAGCCCTTCACTGACAGATTCTAACGATGGCTCTCAGATAGCGCTTGTGGAGTTGTCCTCCTACCTCCGGAAACCTACTCAGCCCAATATTTCTATTGGGTTGAGTGGGAGGTTTGGAAAGAAGCAAGGTGGCATCACTGCTGCCCTGCTCGGCCAAATGGCCGCGAACCTCGTTAGCAAACGATAGTCCAGTCCAACATCATACATGAACGCTGATATCACGGTTAGTGGTCTCGCCTACAAGCAGATCTACTCGGATAAATCCGGTAGCCTGCGTCGCGAAACGGCTCGTGGGGTTACTTTGCCCACCGAGCTCCTGATCAAGCATCAGGAATACGTTGACTCGGTGACGAAAGTCCCGGGAATCCGTACTCTCGTGCGGTTTGACCACTACATGACCATGACAGACGGAGTCGTCCGGCCTGTGAGCTACTACGCTGTGCTCGCGCGTCCGAATGATCCCCTGGTTACGGCAACGATCATCGAGGCCCTTCAGGCCCAGATGACCAACCTGCTCCACGGGACCACCAACACGAGTGGCCTTGATCTCCAAGGGGAGATCTTGTCCAATCGTGAACAGTGATCCCGTTGTTACGAAACTATTGTCTGTTTCGTAAGTAGGATCCTTCCTACGTACGAGATGTGACAGTTCAACCAATGCTAGATATATATCCAACACTGATATGAATGTGTCACTACCTCGTTCCACGACTACATATGATCGCCTAGGTTTGTGTTCTCACACAACACCTGGTGATTCTACGTCTTCGGGAATTTGGGAATCAGATAGCGGTTTGCTTGTTGCTTGGGTTGGTGTTTTTGACACCTTCCCTCGCCTCAAGCCGATCGCTATTTCGGCAGATGGAATCAGCTGGGTGAAAATCCGGCCGATTTCATATCGCGCACTCGTGTTAAGCCTCAATTATGCCTTTGGGCATAAGGAGGATTATTCATGATTGCACAACATAAGCAGTCAGGCAGGTCGGTAACGACTTCAACACGTATGATTGACATATATGTTCGCCTGCTAGCAGACATTAGTGAACTGTCGGGTGTGCCTCTTGGCGCTCCCGATGAGATTACTGATGAGTGGGTGCTTATAACGGCACCTAAGCTAGATAAAGGTCTGTTGTCATATCTCGAAGGTACGGGTGAACTACCCGTCTTCCCCGATTGGCTAAAGCCACTCGTGGATGTATTCCTATCCTCAATGGATGGAAATTACCTCCGATATATCCGACAGGCCCTCTTGTTCTGCTATAAGATCGAGTTCGAACCAACATATGAACAACTCAACACCGCGCAAGCGGCCTTTGAAGATACCGAGTATGGTATTGGAGTTTGGGAGTCTTATTTTAAGACTTGCAATCTCCATACTTTTACGTCGGCGCGACAAATAGTCAGTAAGGTAATATACCGTATTGACTGGCGTTCCATCACGCCTTCACATGGGCCTGGGGCAGTTTATCCCCAGTGCCAACCACATGAGAAGTCACGTTTTGGAACCATCTACACCACAATCGAACGATATTATCCATTCGCGGATTACTTTTGTTCTCTTCCCAGTTTCTGGGATGAGGCAATTGTATCGGCTCAGGATGATCTCCTTCAATCGGATACTATTGTATCCCGTCTTGTTGCTGTCCCGAAGGACTCTCGGGGTCCACGCTTAATCTGCGTGCATCCTAAAGAGGCTATCTGGATTCAACAAGGTTGTCGTGGCTTACTGGAGCCGGCTATAACTTCCCCCGGATCGCCTGCTTATGGAAAAATCAATTTCCATGATCAAGCGGTCAACGGTAAGTTAGCGCTTGCTTCTTCGATTTCAAGGGAACTTTGTACCCTTGATCTAAAAGAGGCTAGTGACAGGATATCATGTAAACTAGTGCGTTTTCTCTTTGGAGATTACGCCTATGAATATATGTCCTGTTCACGGGCTACCCATGTAAGGTTATTAGATGATCGCGTCATAGAGCTAAAGAAATGGGCTCCTATGGGAAACGCTTTAACGTTTCCTGTTCAGAGCCTAATATTCTATAGCTTGGTTCGAGCTGGCATCAGATCTCGCTATGGTATAGACTGTAACGACATCTATGTCTTCGGTGATGATATCTTGTTTCCGGTTAAATTCTATGACGGTGCCGTCGGGGCTCTTGTTAGTGCGGGTCTAATCCCGAACACGCAAAAGACCTTCAGGCACGGATTCTTTCGAGAATCATGTGGCGTGGATGCCTTCAACGGCATCAACGTTACGCCTCATAGATTACGGAGACTTGATTTCAACACTGTTTCTGGTGCGGTCTCGGCTTGCACTCTTGCGAAAGCAATGGTGCAATCGGGATACCGCATGACCTCTGACCTCTTATATCGTTATGTATCAAGAGCTTTTGGTAAGTTGCCCTTAAGCAACAATCCAAACACTCAAGGTATATACCGCTATGAGAATTGCTCCCTAGATACCCTGCTCAAATATGAAGGTTCTTTGAGATTCAATCAAAGACTCCATAAATGGCAGACTAGGGTGCTTTTGGTGGGTGGGACCAATACACGTCCCGCTACAGATGCCTGGTGGCATCTCCAAGACTCGCTACTAAGATTGACTCGTATGGGTCAATACAAGGTATCGGATCGAGGTCTAGAATACACGGTCCCACGCCGTGTACGATCGAAACGTGGGTGGTCTGATGTAGTTTAACTACTT